CTATTGCACTATCACACTCTGGTTGTTGTGCGATATCTCTATACCTACGAATGAGGTCAGCCTCAGTTCGTTCTCTTCCATCAGTGTCTAGGACTTGTCCAAAGAAACCTCCACCAGCGACATCAATCGTGCCGTCTTGTTCAGACGGCAGAGTGAAATTTTCTTTGTTCTTATCATCTTTTATTCGTGAAAAACGAAACCCAAAAAGGTCAGCCATTATAAAACTCCTACTGTTTGTGTAATACTATTTAGTAGGTTAAAAACTAACACCTGATGGTTCGAAGTGTTGATATCTCCAAGTCACTTCAAATGTTTCAATTTCAGTTGCTTCTGCTGTTGTTAAATCAATTTGTCCAACAGTTAGAGGAAACGCACTTCTAAAAATATAAGTCTTTAAAATTGTTTCATCTCTATCTAACTGTTCTACAAATAAGTCTGTCTGAAAATCAGCAGAGTTTACAACACCAGTATTATTAGCAAAATCATTAATTCCATTATGCCATCTCTCCATTGCATTTCTTACCATGAAGTCAGTATCATTATAGAAAGTTGTTGACCAAGGCTCTGGAGCAGGTCTATCTCCAGCAACATAAATATTTCTTCCTCTAAATGGTACTGGTATCTCACCTAAATTTGAGCCAGGTAAGTTAGATGCAGTGACTAAGAATGATGCTCTTCTTACATCAAGTCCTATTGCAATGCCTGGAGGTGGAGTTATTGTAACCCTAAACTGGTTAGCTCTTGCACCACCACCGATTAAATTTGCTTTAAAATCATCTATGTTTGCCATGATTAACCTCCTACTTCACTAAAGTTCACACCAGTTCTTGTGGCTATGAAGTTTAGAGTTATAAAGTTAATTGACCTAGCAGGTTTAATAAAGATATCTGCGATAAATTCGTTTCTATCTATGACCTCACCAGTATTATTTGAACCGTCTGCAATAACACTAAAGTCTGTTATACCTCTACGACCTTGAACATCTCTTAAGAAAGGTTCAACTAGGTTTCTAAATTGTGCCCTTGTAAATTCATCATTGAACTCAAAGAGTTGAAACTTAGATGCAGTTGCAATTGCTTTTTCTAGAACTAAGAATAATCTTCTTACATTAATTCTATCAAATGCACTTGGTTTTGCCAATGCAGTCTTATCTCCAAACAGTGTAACACCTTGGCCTGGGAAGTTAACAACTGGGTTAACCCTTGCACGATATAATTGGTCACGCTCCGCTTTCTTTGGATTGTAAGATAATTTAATTGCATTTCTCATTCCACCTCTATTGTATCCAGCAGGTGAGAACCAAGCATCTGCAACACTGTCTGTGTTTGCACATAGACCAGCAGTATCTCCGTTACAAGGTACAAATCTGAATACATCATTGTACTTGTCGTATTGATACTTGTATGCACTGTCATACACCACATAAGATGATGAAGGACATAATTCAAATGCGTCTACAACATTACTTGTTTGTGTTACTGAACTTGAAACACCAACTGTTGCAGAACGGAAAGGTGAAACTATCGCAATACAATCTCTTCTTTTTTCAACAAGAGTTGTTAACATTGTAACATGAGTATCTTGTGAAGATGATGTATCACCAGCTCCTCCACCTCTACCACCTAATACAAGGTTGATGTCTTCTGATTCTGTATCTTCAAATGCACCATATCCACTATCTAACTCTCCAGCAGTTACTGCGTAATCGTCAGTTCCACCATCAAGTTCTGATTTAGTTGGTGTGTTTAATGCAGAATAAGCACTTGAACCACTTTCCATCTCGATTGAACCAGTATCACCACTTCCATCTTCAAGTGATATCTTATCACCAGCATCTGATGAACCGTTAGTTGAGTTTAAAACAATGTTACCTGTTGTTGCATCAATGTCTGTACCCCAGTTTACACCAGATGTATTATGGTCTGTCCAGTATACAAATGAAGAAGATTTTCTAATTTTGTATGGATAGTAAATGCTGTCACCTTGTGGTGATTTTGCATTTATATTCTTTGATAGATTTGCATAAGTTTCTAGAACACCATTTGTTCTATTACCATTTGAGTCTACATCAAACCCAGATTGTTGACCTGTGTAATCGTAAACTACAATATGCATTTCATCAGAAGTTCCTCTACCTTTTTCTGTTGCATAAGAAGAAGTGCCTGGAGCACCATCAAACAAGTCATAAAATCTCCATCTTCTTCTGATGTTTGTTCCAGAGGAAACAGCGTTTTGTAATCCAGCACCATTTACATCATCTAATAATTTGATTGTGATTGTATTATCAGATGTGTTTACTGTTGTTGTTTCATATTCAAAATTACCTGTTTCACCAAAATTAACAATATCTCCTACACCAAATACTGATGCATCTGTTACTGATATAATTGTTTGACCAGCAGCTTCTGTACCAGAAGTTGTTGTAACAGCAGTTTGTTCGTATGCAGTTGCAGTTGCACATACAGAAACACCGATAGCATTTCCATGCGTACCAGCAGTTCTTGAAGCCCATTCTCCAACTGACCCTTGACCATTATCGAAATCGTTATCGTAGTGGTCATTATCTCTAATTAAAATTCCAGCACCGTTTGCAGTTGCGTTGGTAATACCAGATTCGCATCTAACTACTTTAAGTGCGTCAGTGTATCCAAGAAAGTTAGCTGCACAAAACCAGTTTTCAAACTGATTACTGTCATTTTGGGGTTTACCAAAAATCTGTATCAATTCTTCTTCTGAAGTGATGTTAACTATTGACCCTACTGGGCCTTTCTCAAACGCACTTGCGATAGCACCTATTGAAGTTGCAACGGCAGGAACTACATTCGTTAAGTCAATCTCTCTGACATGAACGCCTGGGGAAACTAAAAATGACATATGTTTTCTCCTCTTTTCCTCTATAACAAGATTAAGTTTTTATTTTATTTAGGAAATTTTATATTTACACACCTCTTTTTATATTCCAGTTGTTTATAAATAAAATCATGGGAAATAAACACTATATCAAGTATAAAGAAACAATTAAGAAGGTTGCAAGACGCAATTATCGTAAAAGAGTGAAATGGTTAAACGATTTTCTTGGTGATAAGTATTGCGTACACTGTAAAGAGAGTGAAACAGCCTGTCTTAAGTTCTATCCTTACGATTTATCTATAAGAAGAAAGGTAAAAAGAGTAGGGATAAACGAAGAAAGTCAAGTAGAAGTCAAGGAATTAATTAATAATTCTAAGATAGTCTGTGCTAATTGTTGGTTGAAGTTGGATAATGACTTGATTGAGTTTGACACATTTTAGTCTTACATTCTTCTGTAATCTTATTTCTTTCTTTATCTGTATAATATAACCAATCACTGACCTGTTCACTTGTCCTATAACAACCCACACACGCACCATCAACTAGGGTGCAAACACCAATACAAGGACTCTCTATCACCAGTCTGTATCGTATTTTCTAACAATAGGTGACCATCTAGTACCGTATTCATCTACTGCACCACCTATGTTTTCTTCTTCTAAACCATTCACAACAAATCCAAAGGGTGCCATATCCTGTTCTATTTGATTTTCTTGGTCTTTATACATTTGAGCTCTTATATCACTATCTGTGAGTTCTTTAAAATATGTCTGGTCTGATGCCCATGCAAATAATACACAACACATTACTAAGTCATCATTACAACCTTCTTCTGCTTGAAAGGAACTACCATGTACAATATAAGTAGATAACTCATTGATAATATCAAAGTCTTCTATGATTATCTTATCACTTTCTACTAATTGTTTTAAATTAGAACAACCAACTGTTTTAACAGCCTTTGTTGTTCGTACTCCCAGTTGTGCTTTACCTCCTGAGAAACCTCCACCCATTACTTGACCAGCACGACCACGCATAGATGCCATAACTAGATTGTCATATTCCATATCAAATTGTAGATTGTTCGCAACCTGTTCACCAATATCATTTACTTCTATCAAAACAAATGCTTGATTATATGCTCTTGCAACTTGATATATTTTCTGTGGAAAAAGTAAAGGTTTTATTTCATTGTCTTTAAAACTTGCAACGGCACGATAAGGAACATCTGTAATATCAAACACTACAAATGCAGAGTTATCATTTTTTGTTCCTCTCGCAACATCAACCGTTATCATATAGGTGTGGTCTTTGATTGGTTTTTCATAAACTGTTAATCCAGCATTCTTTTGTAAATGTTGTTTGTATGTTAAGACACGAAGTTTAGATGGATTAATAAGTGTATTAACAGAACCTAAGAACTCACATTCAAATTCTGTTTGGAACTGTTGTTCACTTGTATTTGCAATTGTTTCTTTTTTCCATTTCTCATCACGGCCTGGTACTTCACTCCAGTGAACTTCGATAGGTATGTAACTATTTCTTTTTTCTTCTGCATCTGTCCATATCTTGTAAAACATATTCATACCATGTGGTGTTGAAACGATAATCACTTTTGTAGATTTACCAGATGATATTGTAGGATACACAGAACTAAAGAACTGTTCTGCAACATTTGCTGGAACATATGCAAACTCGTCCAAGAATATAATGTTATATGAACCACCTCTTACTGCACTTGCAGATGTTGATGATGCAAGTATCTTAGAACCATTCTCTAATTCTAACGAACCTTTGTTCCAAGACATCACTCCTTGTTGTAACCACTTTGGTAAATTTTCGTATGCAAGTTGTAGTCGTCCTAATAAATCTCTTGCAGTTGCAGCCTTATTCGCAAGTATGGCTATATTAACACTTGGATTAAACAATGCGTAATGTAGGAGGTAGGATATCATTACAGTAGACTTACCAGACTGTCGAGGTAACTTACAAATAGAAAAACGATTTTTATGAAATGTACCAATCATTTCTTTTTGAAATGGATACATTTTAAATGGTATCAAACCTTCATCAAGAGATATAATCTTTACATAGTATTCAATAAAATACTGAGGGTCTTCCATGCACTTCTGATATTCAACAAGGTTTTCTTTCGTCCACTCTTGTTGTACATTTGCTTTCTTTAGATTTGGATTACCGAGATAATTATTATCCATCTTTCTTACCCTTTAACATCTTCTGTAACTCAGCAGTCGAACCAACATACAACGCATTGGTTACACTCTTTGGTGCGTTGTTTGGAACTTCTTTTAACTTCTTCATCTTCTCTTGTAGGTCACCAAGTTTCTCTGTAACTTCTGCGACTTGTTTGATTAGATTACCAGCTACTTCATATGTTCTAGGGTGTTCACTCTCTCTTGCGATTTCTAAAATACCTTCAATAGCATCAGTACCTTTCTCTACAAGGTTGTAGAAGTTTTCTCTCTGATACTTATAATCATTCTCTAGGTCTTCATTATCTTCTTTTGGTCTAGGTATAACTTTCTTTTGCACAGGTTCGGACTTTGCAAGTTCTACTGCACCTAATGCTTCATCTATTATGTCTTTTGTTTTTGACATCAGAAAGTGTTTGGACGCATATGAGGTACATCACCAAATGCACCCCAAATAAAATTGCCCGTTCCATTTAAAGAACCACCAGATGTACGCATTTTCCAACCGTTACTTAAAAAATCGATATTATTTGTAGAGCCATGGTCGCTTTCACTACCATGATTATCAAAAGTTAATAATTGAGTTAAAGGATTACCAACATAAGATTGTCTAACTGAGTCTAAATTATACCAGTAATGAGAACCATCAGTTCTTTTAATCCAAACAAATTTTGGTCTAAACCCTGTGTAAATAAATGCCCCATTTGTATTACCATTGCCTTTAAAAGCACCAAATTTTGAATAACCCTTAACCTCACTCCAACAATAGGCAACATAATCTTCGGTACTTGCATTTAATTTATGGTCATTACCTGTTTTAAATACAGTGCTACTTGGTGTAAAACTATTCCAATAAGCACTACTTGTTGTTACAGCAGCAGTGCTGTTTAATAATAAATGTGATGCGTTTCCTGTAGCATGATGATAAACTGCCCAATCATCTCCTTGACTTCTGTTTTTAATCCATATGCATTCTGGAGATGCACTTAAACCATGCCCAATTGACGCACCATCAACTCCATTGCCTGTAAAAGTAACTATACTAAAACCACCAGCAGTATTTGCTTGCACCGTAGATGTAATTGTGCCATCTGTATTTGTTGAGGTGGTGCCTCCATTTGCTCTCCAACACCATGCAACATAAGTATTTGTATTACCATTAAAGTTTGCTATATGAGTGGATTCACCACCTAAAGTAAAACCATCAGAGTCAAAAGAAACTAAATTATTACTGTTAGTTGATTCTGCATCAGATATAGTCGTAAATATTTTTTTAGTAACACCTCTACTTGAATCCATTGCATAACCGTTAGACGCAGTGTTTCTAATCTTACCCACTATGAAGTCGGGCTGAAAACCAAGACCACTTACTGCATTTGTACTAGCATTACCAGTGTAAAGCACTACACCAAAATTTTTCTGAGGGTGGTTGTTATCTGTTTTTGCTGGGTCTATGTCTGCTGATATAGGTAAGTTAGCAGAGCAAATTGCGAGATAACCACTTGGGGGCGTGTCATAAAAATCGCCATAACCATTACCATCAGCTGATGCTTCTGACCCTGTGGATTTTCCGCCTCCAAAACTAGAGTCTTGGCCAAAGTTAAAAAAAACTCCTCTATTTGAAGCATATGTAAAAATGTAAGGTGTTACATATTCATCAGCAGTCCAAGAGAATTGTTGATTAGCTCCAGTAGCAGGATTTCCAGAATTAAAATATGTTCCATTTAATCCAATCCAAAATTTTCTATTGTCCATATCTAAAGCAAAATTTATAATATCCCCAGCACTAGCTGCAGTCACTCCTGTAGTAGATGTAGTTAAAGTTCCTAGTCCAGTATATCCAGCTGTTTGATTAGCTAAATTTCCTCTCTTCGCATTAAAAACTGGCCCATAATTATATGCTCTATTTCCGTCTAAACAACTACCATGTGAACCTACAGTAATACCAAGATAAGGATAATCTGAACCAGTAATAGCAACTTGGTGTACTTCCCAGTACCACTTTCCTGATTTTACATACATAGTGCTACCTCTTCCACCAGCATCTGAACCAGAACCATTATGTCCTACTTCTAAATTACCATTTCTCAATGGTTGATATGCTGATGGGTCTGCATTGTTTAATGAACAAAAATTTGAATTAGCACCCATATTAATTAACTCCGTTTGTTGGGCTATCTAGCACTTGATGGTCTGTGCCCATGTTACTAACCGTATAATCGTTATTGTTGCCAGAACTATCGTTGCCTAATGCACTTGCATTTTGAAATTTAAGATGATGTCCTGTAGTGCCAAAGGTAGTTCCAGTAGGGTCTTTCGGTATCCAGACTCCGTTCTTAGTTTCGCCAAATTGAGTAGGTGCATATGCTTGACCATCTGCAAATATCCATTCTGCTAAATAATAATCTCCATGATGAGAGGAACTA